AGTAAGAGAACAGCTAGAGTTCTTGAAAGAGATAGAAGGTAGTGAGACACCAATCAGATTTACAGACATGCTAGGTTGGCAACACTTAGTATACATAACGAAGACCAGTATACTTCGTCCGAGCGAAGACCAACTAGGATACGACAAGGACGAACGACAAGCGCAGGTAGTAATGGTGGATGCCACCAGTGGTCCGTGGCCCCAGATAACAGCACCAATGAGTGCGACAGTTGCAGTTACAGTAGCTGCTACTGATTCCCCACCTACGTGGGACAACTTCAATTGGGATTTTGCAGAGTGGTAAACAGGTGATATTATGGCAACTAGTCTAATTACAGATAATGGATTGAATGCGGCAGTAAGTAAGTGGCTCAATGTAGGTAGTACAACTAACATGACCCACTTAGCAGTAGGTAGTGGTACAACTACCCCAGCTGTGACGGATACTGCTATGCAAACCGAGATAGTACGGGTTGCTCCTGATACTAAGTCAGTAAGTGATAACATAATTACGTTAGAGCATTACTATGGCACGACTGAAGGGAACGGTACTATTGCAGAAGTAGGAGTGTTATCCGCTTCTAGTGGTGGTGTGCTACATATGCACGGACAACCAGCTGCTGCCGTAACTAAAACAACCAATAAGACCATGCGTGTAACGGTCACAATAACCTTAGATAACAAGACCTAATGCCTAAACGCTTAATGAGTAGTCCCCGTAAGATGATGTCGGCACCACGTATTCATATACGTGCGAGAAAGCTATATAAACTTACCCGTCCTGATTTACCTCCTATTGACATACAGCCAGGCTTGAATCAACCAGAAAGCCGTATTTACAAAGCACTTACCGAGCTAAAAATACGATTTGAAATACAGCGCAATGTACTAGGAGGAGGTATACTAGGAGGAGCGAGAGCGGACTTCTTGCTACCCGATTACAAGATAGATTTGGAGTATCAAGGCCCATTTCATGGAGTAGCAGAAGGTCAAGCCCGTGATATACTTAGAAATATCGGCTTATCTAGCCAGGGATGGCGTGTTGTGCCGCTATATCAGCGAGACTTGAAACGATTAGTACCCAGAATATTAGAGGTAATAGGTAAACCAGTAATGGTAGGAGTAGGAACATGACAATAGCATCTGATAGTCAAGCACTAGCATCTGACATACTAAATCACGCTGATGCCAGCGGATTTCCTAAGTGGAAAAAAGGCGCAGACTTATCTAGTGCCAACGCCCTAACTTTAGGTAGTGATGGTAACGCTTTTGATATAACTGGCACAACTGCTATCACTTCAATTTCAACCAGAGGGATAGGAGCAATTATATTATTGCACTTTGATGGCGCACTAACGTTGACCCATCACAGTACCAACCTGGTACTTCCAGACGGAGAAAACATAACCACAGCCGCAGGCGATGTAGCCGTACTACATGAGTACGCATCAGCAGACTGGCGACTTGTTTCGTACAGTCGAGCAGACGCAGCTAGTGGTGTGCTTACTGTGGCTAATGGTGGTACAGGCGCAGCCACACTAACTGACGGGGGAGTATTATTAGGTTCTGGAACTAGTGCAGTCACAGCTATGTCCGTATTATCGGATGGCGAGATGATTGTTGGTGACGGAACTACTGACCCTGTAGCAGAGAGTGGCGCAACATTACGGACCTCGATTGGTGTAGGTACGGGTGATTCCCCTCAATTAACAGGCATAGAGTTAGGACATGCTACTGATACAACCATTGTTAGAAGCGGTTCTGGTGACATAACCATAGAAGGTAACGCAGTCTATAGGGCAGGCGGTACAGACGTACCAGTAGCTGATGGTGGAACAGGTGCTTCATCGCTTACAGATGGAGGCGTTCTATTAGGTAGTGGCACAAGTGCTGTGACTGCTATGGGCGTACTAGCTGACAGCGAGATGATAGTCGGAGATGGTTCGACTGACCCTGTAGCTGAGTCAGGTGCTACCCTTAGAACATCTATAGGTGTAGGTACAGGAGACTCACCTCAGTTTACAGGTGTTGAACTTGGACATGCCAGTGACACTACTATTGCTAGAAGTGGCTCAGGCGATATTACTATTGAAGGAAATGCCGTATATAGAGCAGGTGGAACTGATGTACCCGTTGCAGATGGGGGTACAGGAGCATCATCCCTCACTGATGGAGGAGTATTGCTAGGCTCAGGTACTGGTGCTGTTACGGCTATGAGTGTGTTGTCAGATGGCAACGTTATAGTCGGAGATGGTAGCGGCGACCCCGTAGCATTAGCAGCGTTTACTGATTCTACTGGTCAACTTAAGCATGAGCGTGGCGGTATTGAAACCGATATATCAGGTATAGCCAAAGGTGGCATACTGGCAGGTTCTGCCGCAGGTACGATAGCAATCAAAACCGTAGGTAGCGAAGACCAGGTACTAACAGTCGATGGTAGTGGTGGTATCGGATGGGAGGACCCAGCAGCAGGTGGTATGGCTAGTCTTGTGGCTGACACAACTCCGCAGCTCGGTGGTTTCCTAGATGCTAATGGTAACTACATGCAGACCGAGAAGGGTGGTGACATCTCATCGGCTTCACCTCTAGTCATTGATACTGATGGTGATTATTTTGACGTAACAGGTACAACCAATTTTGCGGCAATGACCGTAGCGGCTGACAGGCAATTTACCTTACAGTTTGACGGTGCATTGACAATGACCCACCATGCTACCAACCTCAACTTACCAGGTGGTGCAAATATTACGACTGCCGCAGGAGATGTAGCAGTCTTTCAATCCACAGCAGCTAATCAAGTCAAGTGTGTATCTTACACAAAAGCAGCAGGAACACCAGTAGTATCAGCAGGTGGACTTGGCGCAGCCAGCACGTGGAGATTGACTACGGACTTTGATGGTGCTGCTGACCCAATAGCTTCTAACTTAGAGGTAGATGATACCTACGGCAGTGGTAGTTTGGGTTCAGCTATGACTCAAAGTAGTGGAGTATTCACTTTTCCTTCTACTGGCTATTGGTTAGTAGAAGCAGTATGTCAGTTTTACTATACTTCTGGATTGCAGTGGCATATCATTATGATAAAAACCACGACAGATGGTGGTAGTAACTGGGATACCGCTACTGATGGTAAGCATGGTCAGGATGGTTCTTCTAATTACTTTGCACAGGCACAGTCGGCTAAGATACTAGATGTCACAGATACCAGTAATGTCCAAGTTAAATTTAGTGTCACGCATGAAGATACTAGTGCAACCACAAAAGGTTCTACTTCGCAGAATATAACTTACTTTAACTTTCTTAAGTTAGGAGATACATAATGGATGATTCAGGTAGACCAGACCACATCGAGGACGTATTAGTAAAGCTCCACACAGGGCAATGGTTCGGCTGGTCAGACAGTAAAGATAAAGTGTACAGCAAGCTGGTTATCCATGACGACCAGTACAGTAAACCAAGCAAAGCTAGTTTAGAGGCAGGATTAGTAGAGGCTCAGGACGACTTCGACTGGCAGGATGTACGCAGGAAGCGTGACAAACTACTAATAGATAGTGACGCATACCTAATGCCTGACTATCCTATGGAAGACAAATCAGGTTGGGAAGCATACCGACAAGAGCTAAGAGATATACCACAAGACTTCGATGATGCGGAGGACGTAGAATGGCCCGACCAGCCCAGCGGATAAAGAACGATGAGCGAAAAAAAGAAGCAGGACCTCAATCTTATGGACTTTGTGTTTGTGGGTATCCTCTTGAGTGCGTGTATCCTTATTGTATGGAACACAATACAGACACAACAAGTAAAAACGATAGCTAAATACAACAAGGCGCATGTGTGTTTCCTAACCGATGTAATATTTGGACCAGTAGAAAACATGGCAGAGCTATGCGATACTTTGCGTGAGGACCTACATGAAGAATGGCAAGCACAGTCGAGGTAAGTAATGAAACAGTTGAGTTTGTCAAACGCTTTGAAGGGTTACGTCTAAGTTCCTATTGGGATTACCACCAATGGAGTATAGGCTATGGAAGCATCAGCTATGAAGGACAAACAATCACCGAGGAACAAGCAGCAAGGAAACTCCAAGGCGACCTCCAGAAGTACGCCGCAAGCCTCACTGCCGCACTCCACGTTACACTATTACCCGACCAAGAGACTGCGCTTCTATCAGCCGCTTATAACCTTGGGGTTACAGGTGTTAGGCTTGTTATTAAAGTATGTAACACGGGGGATTTTGACGCTGCTGCACAGCTGCTTAGACGCTACGACCACGCTGGAGGTAAGAAACTCCCAGCCCTTACCAGACGCAGAGAAGCCGAAGCAAAACTCCTATCCCGACCCAGACCCAGACCTATGGTGGTGGATACTGAAATGAGGGGTGCGCCACGGGTACAATACGAGCGCACTTATTATCTGATGCCTCCTGATGCTAGTAAGCAGGAGTTCATGGATATAGCAGGCGAGGTATACAACCAGAAATCTACCGTAGGATTTAGTGCCGATGATGCTGGCATTGGTGATTTAGACAAGCGTAATGCCGTATTAGTGTACCCAGAACGACAACCTAAGAAACTTACTGAGTGGTTTTCCACCCACTACAATGGGGTGAACATAATTCACCACCCAAAATTCACTCCCGTTGCACCTGAGCCGTCTGTAGGGCTAACAAAGGTAGGTTTGCACGGTAGTGCCGATGGTTCTTGGGGTAATCCTATCCTTCCAGAGACAATTGACCTAATAAAAGAAGCCAAGATAGAAGCATACAAGGGCTTGTCAAACGAGAGTGCTGATACAGTCAAGGTACTTCAGGACATCAACCCTGATATGTTCATATTAATCAGGCTATTTGCTAAGGTAAACAAGCAAGCCAGCCGACCACAACAGTTCCTTGATGCGGTGGCACAAGATGCCGTAAAATGGTATGATGCAGGGGTTAGGCACTTCGAGGTACACAATGAGCCTAACCTAAAGATAGATGATTCCGCAGAAGGTATGTGGGATGTCTGGAAAGACGGAGCAGAGTTTAGTTTATGGTTCTTATCGGTAGTATCAAAGCTAAGACAGCTAATGCCAGAGGCACAGTTTGGTTATCCAGGATTATCTCCTGGACATTCCATGCCTGGTGTACGCTACGACCCCATCCGATTTTTCAACGAGAGTTGGACGGCGGTGGACGAAGCGGACTTTATTTGTGCGCATTGCTATTGGGTTACAAGGGAGCAGATGTATTCGGACGTAAATGGGCAGTGGTACAAGCGGTATCACAGCAAGAACAAACCTATTATGATTACCGAGTTCTCTAACCCGTCACCCGATGTCCCTAAACACGAAAAGGGGTTACAATACGTAGAGTATTATAAGAGTCTCAACAATGTACACTCAGCCTACTCGTTCTTGAGTACAGCCAGTAGTGGCTTCAAGCATGAGACATGGCATGGCTCGGATATTGCAACACTAGTTGGACAGAGAGATGGACGTTAGCCTTGAGACTGTACTAGATAGAATACGTGAACACATTAAGGTTCTTAACCACTCCAGTGAACGGATGGCATCTACACTGGACGAGCTTGAAGATGATTTTTCAGAGTTGTCACAACGCATGGCATCAGTTGAGGCACACTTAGCATGGCTAATGAAGTTGATATGGATGGTAATAGGAGGAATAGTGATGATTGTATTCAAGGTATTCGCAGAAACCTAATCTATAGATGGCACACATACCTAAGTTAGAGCCTTCGGTTTCGCCAGGCTGTTATTATACTCGCCTCGATTACACTACTAAGTGGGAACAATACTTCCTACTGATTAGTGATATACATTTTGATGCTAAAGGCTGTAACAGAAAACTAATCCGCAAACATTTGGAACAAGCAAGGGTGCGTAACGCACCTATTTTTATATTCGGGGATTTACTTGACCTGATGCAAGGCAAGAACGACCCCCGTGGTGCTAAACATGACCTGCGTCCTGAGTATGCTATGGATGACGACTACCTCGGCAACGTGTGCGAGGATGCCGCAGACTTTCTAGCTCCATACGCAGAGAACTTAGCCCTGATTAGTATGGGCAACCATGAGTTTGAGTATCGTAGAAGGCATGAGATTGACCCGTTGACTATTGTAGCTACACACCTCAAGATAAAGACTGGCGTTGCTCCAACCATAGGACCATACACAGGCTGGATACAATACAAACTAAAGTATGCTAATGGTGGTAGACGTAAGACTATCAACATGAAGTATCACCACGGTGTGGGTGGTAATGCACCTGTAACTAAGGGTGCTATCCAAAGTAACCGTAGTGCTGTCATGTGGCCNAACGCTGACATAATGATACGTGGGCATATACACAATAGGTTCAGTATGTCGATGCCAGTCGAGACTATTACTACTCACGGCAAAATAATGACCGACCAAGAACGTGTTTATTTACAGACAGGTTGTTACGTATCCGACATTGAGGACGGTAACAGTTGGTCTAGCCGCAGAGGATTTGGTGTACCAGCGATGGGTGGTTTCTGGCTCAGGCTATACAACGACAACCTGACCGAGAATAGTGTGAACGTACAGTACCAAGCGATACCGACTGACTAGTGTGGTACTACATTGCAGTAGATATGTTCGGAGACATCTTGTTTCTTGATGAAGGTGAACAATACGATGAGCCTGATGGCTGGATGAACAGAGGTTATCCCCCGTTCTATTCGGCAGGTGGTCCGCTCGATGTTATCACAATGGGCATGAAGCATTTGCAGGAGTGCGAGAAGTATCGGCTGGGTTTTATCTCCATGAATTGAAAGTTTTAAGGTTGTTCCTCTTTACACTAAACCCACTCTAAAGTATCATCTCCAAATGGAAGAAACGATTACAACACGCCAGTGTGACAGGTGTGGGTCTGAAATACCCAACGTGTGTCATATAAGATGCGAGAACTGTGGCGCAGAGGTTGTCTGTAACGATAACTAATCGCAATACCCTAAAAGAAAAGCTAATAGAAATACGATTTGACTGTGACTGGTGTGGCCGCCCGTTAGTGGGGGAAGGTGACATGCACGAATGGCTTATCAAGCGTTCTGTGCTGCGTAGGGATAAGCGTATCTTTGATGAACGCAACTGCTCGCTGTTACATCATGCCTGTCACATGGCTCACGGCCAGACCAGGGCTATGACCGAGAAGCTCGCTCCGATATTCGTAGAACGTTACGGTAAGGATAAGATGTTAGATTTTATATATGATTTGGGGATGAAAGCACCACAACAATTTGTACACATCATAGAAGCTGTGGTATACTAGAATAACTTCACGAAACGGGTGTGACCTCCTTTGAGCAAGAAGCCCAATTCCTTCTTGCTTTATTTACAACAATACCCGTATCCTCATAAGCACCAGGTGGTCCATGCCACCTGGTGTTCCTTTTTAATTACTGCAACTCGTCACGCCAAACAATATTACGCTTGGCTAGACCACGACTAATAGCATACAAACCACTAGCTACGGCTGAGGCTATTGCTACCTGGTCTGCACTAAGTAGGTTCAGACCTGCCATTATTGCAGTAGCGACTACTGATAGTGCTGTTATCCAAAACTCTGTCGTCTTGTATCCGTGTTTCATCTAGTCCTCCTTCAAGAATAGATTCAAATATGTCTGGTTGTTCAATGAAAAACTTTCCGATGGCGGCTAGTAACGCAACAGCCTCTCGTTCTCCTAGCCCCTTGATGGTACGCTTCAACCATCGTGCTTCTGATTTTATTAACTGCGCATCGTCACCTCCTAGTTTACGTAACGCATTCTCAGCTACATCAAGTCGCAACTTGGATGCAGATTGGACAGTCTCATACTGTCCGTATTTTTGCAACAGCCTGTTACGAAGTTCATACTCTATTGGACTGTATTTAGTTCCCATGTTTCCTCTTTAGGCGTGAGCGTTCTTGGGCCGCTTGTCTACGTACCCTCGCAGCAATCTTTTTACGGGATGGCTTCTCACAGTAACTACCTGTACGCCAACGTAGCTCACGCTCTGCCTGTCTAATACCTTTGGCTAACAGCTTACGTTCGTTTGGTTTCATGGGATATAAGTGTACCTTCTTTTTGGAGCGTTGGGTTTTTCTAATAACAATACCTGTACCTGTCTTGTAGTATACAAACGCATCACCAATAAAAAATCCAGGCGCACACCTAGCTCCTTGATGTACGATAACCTCTTTCTTGCTGAACTGTGCGCCTACAGTAAAGGTGTTAGCAGTATTACCATACACGTTACCGACAAACACAATGCCTGCTGTGGCCCTTACGCCATCGCCATGACTGCGATAAGGTACTTCGCTGCTCCACGGTTTGCCCCCTTTTAGCATGTATGCCTATACGCAATTGTCAACTTCTTAAGGTTTCGTTGGTTCATCTCTCAGAGCGCATACTAATGACCACGCCATGTCGGCACGGTTCTTGAGAGCCTTTCGTATAATCTCTACTGCATCACCCCTCGCTATATGGCTAGGAGTAAATCTATACACTTGAAATCCGAGCAGTTGAGCCTGATTATACTTCTCACAATCCAATTGAAATCCTTTCCCAGTCACATGCCTACCGCCTGTCCAGATACCGCCCTCTACTTCAGCTGCTATCTTTTCATCAACCCAGCAAAAATCAAACCGCCAACGTCTAGGTCTGGCAAAGGTATACTCTCGCTCAGGCTGTTTTATCTTGAGAGCCTTGAGGTGAAACTCAAACTCTGCTTCTAGTTCGCTCTTAGTCATTACAGTAACGCCAGTTGGTTAATATCCTTTGCTGTGACCTGCCATTTATATAGTGGCAAAGCTCGTTGCGGCTCCCACCCACCTCTCTCAATAGGAAAACCATCCCTTTCTATCACATCTAATGTCGCTCGGTACACCTTACCAGTTTCTGTGTTGGTGATTTCAGCTTTGGTAGCACCTGCTTTCTTGGCATCTACTAGAGATTGTACGCCAAACGCTATGGCAGGGGGTTTGCGTAAGAAGTGGTTGGGCTTTAGTTCCTTCTTAAATGTGTCTCCAACTACTTCCCCTACCATTCTGTTATTAGAAAATATCTTTGTCATGGTTTGTTCCTCCGTCTACCCTGTGTGGTATACCTTTTCCACCAAACTCAATTCTTTACATTTCCTACACATAAACATAATCCAGCATAACTTATTTCCGCTGTCTTTGGGACCATATTCATGTATAGCACTTTTGCAGCACTTAGACACAATAACTTTATGAATTTTGTATTTAGCCATTGTCTACCTGCTCACATAGGTCTGATATGACACTCACTGCAATCATAAGTGCATCCCTGTTATCCTCACTCAGCTCCACAACCCTGCGTGTTGCTCGGTCTAGGTTACGTTTAGCTGCGTTGATGTCTTTCATAAACTTCAGCCAGTCTTGGGTCAGCTCCTCATGCTCACCCCTGACGAAAGATGCCAGCACTTCTGCTGATGTTCCTTCCTCTACTGCCATACGCAGTTGTTCAGCAGCTTCTCTGGGGTGGAACTCAAACTTCTGCCATAAATCCCACATGGTATAGAAGTGTTT